AATCTGCGACCTTGTCCACATTTTCCGTAAGATATATTGTTGGTCCGTCGGTGAGTGTATGTGCATCACTTGTTGATAAATTCACGACTGACTCAAACTTAGGTTTACGTACTTCAATGAGTGTATCATAGATACGCGACCAATACTTGGGACGAATGTTTTCAAGAAGAAGTAGATAATATTCTTTGATACTTGTCATTGTAATTTCGCCAATATCTGCGAACATATTCTCTGGTAAGTAACGCTGAGATGTAATAACAAGTCCTCGATTGTCATCCGTATCTACGTCATCGGCATATTTCGCTTTTTCTGCTTTCGTGTCGTCGTCGTCGTCGTCGCTGTCGTCGTCGCTGTCTTCACAATCGCTCAATCGTTTCGTGACCAAACCGATAAAACGCAAAATCTCTCGAAGGTCGAAATATCGCATGAGTGTTTTATACATCTTGCAATGTTCAACACACTCTAATACTCGTTCATAATCTTCACCGAACATATAATGTGGTAGTTCAATGAATCCTGCTTGATTCACAATCGGAATTGATTTTTTGAAATCATGACTAATAACACTGTAAACTTCGGGGTCTTTGTCATGAAACTTCACCTTGAAATCTTGAATCACTTCCACGATTTCATCTTCGCGCGGTAAAGTTGCAGATGACAGCACAACATTCGGGATCAAATTACCTGCCCAGTTTCGATGAATGATTGGATGCAAGTCATGGTTTTCGTAATCAAGAGATATTGTCGGTTCGTCCCAGTACATCAGTAACTGGTCGAGCGGGTGAAACGCCATCATATATCGCATCGCAAGCAAATATGACCGAATATCGCAAATCATGATTTCAACATTGTCGCCAATACTGTTGTCCACTTTCCGAATACGACCACTTCGTTTGTCGCGAATGGCCTCTTTTGCCGCGAAATAATGAAGACGGATATCATCAATGTTACTGCAACCAAAAGCAAAAGCAATACGCTTTTTCACTGAAATCGCAGCCTTTGCTAACGCCAACCCAACATGACGTGCGGCACAAACAAAGATGATCTTGTACTTCTCTGATAGTCCAAGGGGTGAAAGTGTTTTTCCAGTTCCTGTGGGTGCAATATAAAGGACAAGTTTTGCACCGGGTCGTTTGGCAATTGTAAAGAGTTGTTTTTGATGCTCGTATAACTGAAAATCCGCATATTTGAATACTGCTTCATTCTGTTCAATGAACCGATATGCATTACGAAGAAATCCGACGATTTGAATCTCGTCACGTAAAAGTTCATTCATATACATTGCAAAATCAATAATATGAGTATTGACTCCAGTTACTGATTTTTGAAGCATTAATTTCAATGTATAATAATGCTTCATCCATTCGTTGGGAGTGACAGTAGAAACAGTTCCTCCTGCTGTTGGTGATTCCGTTTTGGCGGCAACCATTTCCTCTATTGTAGCCATAATGTGATGGTCATATGTGTCACCCGATCCACCAAATGTCGTGTTCATATTTTGGATTCGCATAAGGTCCACTTTTTTCATGGTTTTCTTGGATTTGGATTGAATTTCAAATGAACAACATGAATCACATTTTTTGCGTATCAATGCAATAACACGTTCAACACGTTTACGAAAATATTCATCAAATAGATAGTCTTCCATTTCGGGTGTCCCATTTATTTTCAAACGGGAAATCAGCGATTGATGTGCATTGAACGTTCGATTCACATCATGAAACCCATCAATAATCAATTGCAAGATTTGCATTTCTTCTTCTGATTCCATAATTTCGACATTATTCCATTCCTCACCGGTGAGTTTGACTTGAACAAGGGTTTCATTTCCAGGAGTTTTTGTTGTCGTTGATGTCATTTGATGCCTTGTTAAGGTTGATATAGACGATACATTAAAAATATCGTATTCGATTTAAATCAATTTTAGAGATAAAAGTATTACAATCAATACCACATTGTAGAAATGAATTAAATATAACGGTCTAATGTATATTACACTCACCCATCCTAATAAGCAAACAAACATTCTTTAATGCCTGTTATTATTAGTTTTGATGGAAATATTGGTTCGGGAAAATCGATGACATGTTATGAATATGAACAATACTTGAAAAAACGCATGTCTGGTGAGGTAGGTGATTCTACAGCAGTATTTCCAACAATCACTTCGATTGATGAAATTTGTTTTTTAGATGAACCTGTTGCATTGTGGAATCAAGTTTGCGACAAGGATGGTGTGAATATATTGACAAACTTATATAAAGACATTCGCGCGAATGCGTTCAAATTCCAAATGATGGCATATATTTCACGTCTCTCTTTGTTGCGTAAAGCAGTAAACAATCCAAAAATCAAACTTATTATAACTGAGCGAAGCGTAGAGACGGATCGCAATGTCTTTGCAAAAATGTTGTATGATGTCGGTGACATTTCCCATGACGAATTCCAAATTTATACATTGTGGTTTGATGAATTCTTAACAGATGTTCCATTGTCTGGAATCGTATATATCAATGCATCGCCGGAAGTGTGTCTCGCGCGAATTGGAAAACGTGCACGAGAAGGAGAAACAATACAATCGGAATATATTCAACGTTGCCATCAGTATCACGAAGACTGGATACAAAACAAAAAATGCGCACTTTTGGAACTCCCTGCAAATCAAGATATATCAGAATCACCGCGTATTCTCTCTGATAGAATGGAACGTATTACTGAGTTTATTCGTGGGTTGTTGACGAAACCCAATATCACTGAATTAGACTCTCTTAGTCTTACGTGATTTAAATATATGCCAATAATACGTCATCTTGAATATCTCCATGTAATGTATCGAATTTATAATCTTTATTTATGGATACTATAGTGTTTTTTATTTGTTGTAAGAAATCTATGTCACCATAACTTTTTTCGTGCCACGGAAACGAATTTTTAATGATTCGCAGGTCATCAATCAATATTACATTATCTTTTCTTTCAATACTTTTAATCGCGTCTAGTTCATCAAATAGAGGACATTTCTTTTTATAGTTATGAATATACTCATTATCGACATGTGCATCAAGAAAAAACATTGTTTTATTTTTTAAATTATCATCCATTACATAATTTTTCATATTTGAACTATCGTCTAAATACAAATTATATTTTCCTGACGTAATATGTTCTTTAAACACGATGTTTCCTAATTCAACCCAATCCTTTCTAATTTCAATACAATATACTTTATCAAAATTACAAGACAACGCTAATTTACTTGATACATTTTCTCTCGGATCATATAATCCTGTTTCAAAATAATTTACACAATTGTGTTTTACTCTTAACTCTTCTAAGTCGAATGAAATCGGCATTGTTTTATATAAATTATATCTACTGTTTACATAAAAATTAAGAAGATATAACACAATTCAGTATGAAAAGTTAACATTGGTATATTATACGAACTAGTGCAACAATAACTGACATAAATATAAAAGTATGAATAATAACAGTTACTACGATTTTCGTTGAGGATGAATCATCGTTCAATTGTATACATGTGGAACTTTAAACCAAACGAGCATAAATCAATACCGATGGGATGTATTCAAAAAAATAAGTTGTTTATGCCAGATTATAGTATCGTAACACCTCACGATATTATACCGATTCTTTCCATGTTTGATGGTCTTACTGAATTGTGGTCGCGGATTCCCGAAAAATATTGGATCGTAAAAGCAGATTTGGGGCGTTTATTGTATATTTACAAACATGGTGGTTTTTATCTTGATGTTGATTGTGTCATGTCATCAAACCCGTTTAATACGATTAACCCAAAGTGTGACCGGATGATATTATTCACAGAGTGTGTTGTTCCTATTGAGAATCTAGGACCGAGAGAATGCAAACATCCTCGTAATGGTTTACGTATCGCAAATTTTGCGTTTGCTTCTAATTTTAAACGTCATCCTTTTTTAGAAATATGTATTCGTGAATGTATACGGCGTTTAACTGTTTTGTTTGATTTGAACCTGGATAAATGGAAAGAAACAGATATTCTTTGGGTATGCGGTCCAGATGTAATTACAACTATGTATCACGCACAATTCAGTGATGATGGTTCTACCGCGAATATTGATTCATCGATTCGTCTTATTGAACGAGGTTGTTTACAACATTTGGGTTACGGATCATGGCGTGATGAATAAAATGTTTTCCTATATTTATTACAACGAACGTGAAAACAACCCCTTCTGCGAACCTTGAGTAACTATTGTTGGTTCACCCCAATATACATCCATATTAATATCTCTTGCAGCTATATTTAACCACCAGTCAATAGGTAAAGTAATATTACGTTTTGTCGTTATATAATCACATAATTTTTTCGCGCACCGATTGTGTATAACATAACTATCAGTGCATCTTGTAGCACCACGATTACCTTCATCACCGGTATCCACATTTTTTTTATAAATATATTGTTTTGGAACTAGTTCGTTTGATGGAATATGTAATGAACAACCATCACCTAAAAATAACATGTCATAATTTGATGGTAACTGTGTCATGTATTCCGTAAGTTTATTCATGAAATCATCACAAAGAACTACATCATCTTCAAATATCAATGCTTCATTTATGTTTCTTTTTACTATCAAATGATATACATAAAAGTGTTTTAGATGTAATGATAGTTCGCCTGGTCGATTCATAATATATTTTTTGTCAAACGGTGGACAGTTCTCAACAGTAATATTCTTTTTATCAAACAGTTCAATAAATTCGAAATCATGAATTCCATGATTTTTAAACTGTTTTAAAATGTGTTGTTTACGACTGGTTAGTTTTGCATAATGCAGGACAAATATTTTAATCATGGTTCTATTTGTATAATATATTTATATTTGTTTTGACCAAACGAATCCAAAAATTGAAGTCTCCGGATTCAACTATACAGTTAAGGAACTACAAAATAGAATAAAGATTTTGCGAGCACATAGTGCAGGATGGTAAAACATAGTTGTGAAAACTGTAAGTATCCTTGTAAAAAGGAAACTACGACTGAAACACTTGTTCAACAAAATGAACAACAAGGGCTGTCAATAACGAATATGAATACGTCTGAAAATGAATTCACTTCAACAGCAACTATGCAGTCTTGCCAAATGGACTATTCAAATAAAACTCATGAAGAACTGATTGCGATTTGTAAGGATAAGAGTCTCAAGGGATATAGTGGAAAAAAACGCGACGATATACTTCAATTCGTAAATAGTCATACTACTTCGCAAAAACAAGACACAGGAAAATTCAGAACAAATATGAAAGACCAGTTTTACACAAATGAAAATGTTGCAAAATCTTGTATCCAGCGTATTACCGGTTTATTGCCATTTACAAGCGATTATATCTGGATAGAACCATCGGCCGGTAATGGTTCTTTCCTACACAATATACCAAGTTCATTTGAAAAAATTGGACTTGATCTAGAACCGAAAGCAAACGATATACTCAAACAAGATTACTTGAAATGGATTCCACCATCAAATAAAGATATTGTCGTATTTGGAAATCCTCCATTTGGAAGACAATCCTCATTAGCAAAGGCGTTCATTTCCAAAAGTTGCAAGTTTGCAAAGATAATAGCATTCATTCTTCCTAAATCATTTACGAAACCAAGTATGTATAATGCGTTTGATTTGAAATTTCATCTCATTCATTCAGTAGAACTTGAAAAAGATTCATTTGTAATAAATGGTTCTACATATGATGTTCCATGTGTATTTCAAATATGGCAGAAAACTAATATGGATAGAAAGATTGAAGAAAAAACGAATCCAGAAGGATTTGAATATGTAAAACCAAATGAAAAATATCACATAGCATTCAGACGAGTAGGTGGTCTTGCTGGGAAATGTTATAAGAATGATGGGTCAGAGTTTAGCATTCAATCCCACTATTTCATAAAATTTAACGACGATGTAGCATCCTACATTGATACGATTATTGAAAAAACGAATAATCATACATTTCCAAGCAATACACTTGGTCCTCGTAGTCTTTCAAAATCAGAGGCAAATATTGTCATTAACGATATTATACATTCTGTATCTTCTTGAAAATACGATGGGAAGATGTAATCTGAGAAGAAATCACTCCCCTTTTTCTCAGGAACAGACTTTACTAGTTTATCAAGTTCTTCTATTTGAGAACGAGTAATAGTCCGAAATAGTAAATTGCAAGAATCGATTAAATCTACTTCTGTGATGGTTTTATTTTTTTAGTATTGTTTATATCATCTTGAATATAATGAAACACTACCATATGAATAGGGTTTCCGTTACTTACAGCATCAAACACACACTGCCCCTACTGCGCCACACAGTATTTCGACTATACGATGTTTTTACAGACACATCGCATTTATCAAGGCGATTGAGATTTGCAGGTAAGTCTATTTTACTGGTGTATTTTACTTCTTTGAGTTCTTCGGTTTCATTCTATTACGATGTAGAACCAAATATCCACTTTAATCCATTAGATAATAAACTTCCACCTTTAGTATCGTAATCGCTATTTGCTGTATTTTCTGGAATGTTTATACGAATATCCTTTTGCGTATCATTAACACTTACAGCGTCTTCAATATATAATTCACCGTCATCTTCATCTCTTTCACAGCGAGCACTGCCTCCGGCCATTTCTGTCAACAATACAGACTTTGGTCGGTAACGTAAAATATCAATTTCATATTTCGTTATCTTAAATAGTTCTTTTCCATAGATTTCATGAAGAAGCATCCACTCGAATATACCTCCAGTATAAATATGAACATTTGTAAACCCGAGTTTGACTAACTGTTCGTATTTATGCAATATTGATATATCATTCGAGTTCTTACCGTAAACAATTATCATTATGTTTGGTTTTTTGTGAATGAGTGCATTCACAACACGTTCTTCAAACCGAATATCTAATGTTGTTTTAATAAGACAATGTTGAAGTGATGGTGGTAATGTATTTATTATAAGGGTTGAATGTTGAACATGTAAATTTCGATACACGACCATTTGAATGTCTTCATAGCTTACTTTGGGTACAAGAGATACTTGATTGCCCATGTTTTAGTTTAACAAATAATATACTATTACTATTATTTGTTTTTATTTCAGTTAATCAAACGTGATTACAATATCCACAAATTCTTTTTTAATGCTTTTTGTTGCAGAAGACGACAATTCTTCACGTTTTTTACGATGTTTTACTTTTCCAGTTATGCTGGCAGTGCTAACACTTTGTTCGTTTGATATAGTTGACGTAGTGATACTGTCATCAATCTCATCGTTTGAATGTTTTAATTCACATCCATCTATAGTTGCTGATGACGTCTGATGAGATTTGGCCAATTTACGTGTTGTATTATTACGAATATTCATATCTGCTTCAATTGAGGTATAGTTTTCTTGAATATAACGAAGAACTTCATTCTCAATGGCCCATTTAAAGAAATTCAGTTGTCCTAATGTTGTCTGAATATAGGTTGTCCCGTTTTTGTGAGGAACATTGATCCGTTCCCATCGACAGAATGGGTCGAACCGCTTCTTTGAATACGCGCGAAGTTTTAGTTTATAATCCACGTATACTTTGAATCTCTTTGGGCGAGTGGATGTGGATGCGGTAACCGATGCATCACCCACGAGATCATATACGGTATAATGTTTCTTTGAATAATTGGTAACAAACCAATCCATAATGCGCAATGAAATATTCGTCGTCCCGTTGATCACTGCAAGCATCTTATCCATATTTTCACCGCCATTTTCGTTATAAAACCGAAGTACTTTGTGAAGAAGAAGATCGTTCTGTGTATTATAAAGACTCGTCCCATGTGCAAGCGCTGGGGTTGTAGAGCACGCTCCTAGTGGAGCAACCTGAAACATATCTGTTGGTGGTTGAAGACAGGCCAGCATTATTTCGTGTAATTGACATATATAAAAGTATTTAAACCTCTTTCGTGTGGTCAATGTGTTCAATTATATAATATAAACACAACTTGCTATTATGTATAATATCCAAACGACAATGTCATCTCTCGAACGCGCCGATTCTATATCCCCAGAAGAGCGTGAACAATACGCCCGTGCAAACGCTGCACTTAAAACTCTTGATGCCAATGAGACGAATGTATCCAGTGACACCGATAGTGAACCTGGAAATGTACAACCCACGAAACTTGTGGTCGACTTTAAGAAGATGCCAATAGGATATTATGAATATTATACCAATAGTCCAAGTATTATAAATCAGATGTTGCTCTATATGTATCACACGATTTATAATTTGGTATATTTGCCACCGACAGTTGATGGTGATACCGCGACAGAATCGTCAAAACTGGTCCCAATCCCTATCAAACTCCGCCGACGCCCTTACAAATACGACAAGGATGATTTATGTTATGCACAGATGGGGTATGGTGAATACAAATATACATACACTATCCCTGCGACCAAGACGAATCCAGAGAAGACATCCGAGTTTAAGTTGTCATATCGTCAAGAAGAAAGGACGGTGGGGTGTCATGATGGCGCAGAGAAATTCGAGTGGATGACAATTCATACCGATTCTCCGGAAGTGTTCCACCATTTTTACCGCGAAAGCGATAATTTTCTTGAAAACAATGAACAAGATGATACGAAACTCCACGTCTATGTGATGTCCAAATACGGTGAGTGGATGCGCTATAACAAAATCCCTTCACGCACTTTGGATACTGTATATTTTGATGAGAAATTGAAAGTGAAACTTCGTACTGATATTACGGATTTCTTGAAGAAGGAGAAGGAGTATGACGAGTTCGGAATTCCGTATAAGAAGAATTATCTGCTCACAGGTATTCCTGGTAGCGGAAAAACGAGCATGATAAAGGCGATGTGTCGAGAGATTGGTTATAGTCTTTGTATCTTCTCAATCAATCACGACGTGGACAATAATACTGCACTCGCAGCATTCCGTGATATTCCGCCTAAGTCAGTACTTCTATTTGAGGATATTGATTGTCTCTTTGAGAAACGTGCAAGCACGAATGACAATAAGAGTAGTTTCACGTTCAGTCACCTCTTGAACTTGCTGGATGGTGTGTTTTTCAGGAAAGGTCTGATTTCATTTATTACAACGAATCATCCAGAGAATTTGGATCATGCATTGCTGCGTCAAGGACGAACGGATATGATTATTCATATGAATTATCCGAAGAAGGTGGATGTCAAGCATTTATTCCGTGATATGATGCGAAAGGAGGAAATGACCGCGGAAGAAATCGACACCCAGTTTGACAAGTTCAATGAACATATCAATAAAAAGAAGATTACTATGGCCGGGCTTGTTGGTTTCCTC